TCATTGCTAAAACATCTCCGTTCATTAGCTTCTCATCTGGATCTAATAATCTAAAACCTCTACTTGGTAAATATCTTTCAAACACTGGATCTGCTAAAAAATCTTCTACTTTCGCTGGTCTTTCATAATCTAACAATTCGATATTCTTTTCTTCTTTATACCAATCGACAACTAATGACCAACAATCTGTTATACCCCATACCCATTCTCTTCCTAACAATGGAGCTTTATAACCAGTTGGTTCGCAGTAACCCCATTGTTCTGTTTTTGGATTAACAATATGCCAAGGTAAATTAGAATTTTCACAGCTAATCAAATCTGCTTGACTAGGAGTTGGAGGAGTAATTGGATGACTATGAACAATTCCTGTAATCTCACCAACAGAGTCAGCTTTTACATAGTCAACTGGATCAAGAATAAAACAATGATATGAAGTCATAGACAAGTTATTACAGGGATAATATCTTTCTTTGCCTTTTACATTTAATAGAAGACCAACAGATTCTTTCGGGTCTTCCACTTTTGCATGACTGAGAGCAGCTTCTTTCCAATCACTCATGGCATAAACGTACCAATAGAAGGAAATATTTCTTTTGTGCAAACTCTTAGTGGAATACGAATATTTGCCAAGTCAAAAGATGCTGCTAATTCAAATTGAACTACTGCTCTATTTTCTGCTGATTTTCTATCTATTTTAAAAATCTGTTGAGGATATTCTGCTGTAGGATCTGGTGTTCCGTAAGGATTTGATTGACTTGTAGAGGTTACACTTGTTTCTTGTTGGATCGTGTTTGGGTTATTCATCGTTATTGTATTACCCATTCCATTGCCATGAACTGTGCAGTAATATCTGAGATCATTGGGAGCAGTTGGATATGCTGGCTGATAAGTTACAGTCGCATCTGTTCCAAGCGTTCCAGCATTAGTTGTTGTCTGCTGTCCTCCAGCATCGGATTTTATTCTTAAAGGATGTCCGACATTAGAACTGTGAGATTGATTAAAAATATAAGTTGATCCACGCTTCATTGTAAGAACAGGATTAGTAACACCATTGATAGCAAAGTAATTAGAACCACCAACATTTACTACTGTGACAGTATATGTAACAGTCTCTACGTCAGATGGATCTGCAATAGTCGAAGTTGTTGTAGTTGTTGAAGCCACAGGATCAAAATTCGCAGCATCTAAAAACCTAGCTAAAGTAGTTCTTCTTTTTACTATTGCACCAGTAAGATCATTTCCTGGGGTTACTTGGTTTACGTTTAATAAGATTGCTGTAATCACATTAGTAGCGTTACTAATTGTTAATGTAGGTCTAGGTAACTGACCATTCGCATATTTAAAACCATCAGCTTCCATTGGTATTGCAATATAAGTATTTCCATCCCAAATAATGTTTCCATTATTAACTTCATTCGTACCAGCATGAAATCTATATGTAGTGGCAGATCCGTGCAAAGCTGCATCTGTTGTTAACTCAAATAATTCAATAACTGACCCAGGATTTATTGATTGGGTTTCAGATACAGGATTTGCCATTAGGGTTCAAATACTTGTGTAAATGTTGCATTTATTCTATTTCTATTAAATTCAAATATTTCTTTAGTAAATGAAGGGCATATCCATTTAAAAGTAGTAGATGAATCTGGAGGAGACCAATCAAAAGATGCACCATCAACTTTCCTTGCCTCTAAAAATGTTTCAATTTCAGTAGCATCTTCATCATCAACATTAAATGTAAGACTCCATTGTTTTGCTTTTTGATTTAGACCGAAAGTAAATCTTTGTTGGTAGCCATCACCAAATCGAACTGTTCTAGTATTGGTAATATCAGTTTTATTTGCAGAAAAAACAGGATTATAGTCAGGAAAAGTAGCCATTATCTTAATAAACCTCCTGGTCTTCTTTGTTTTAATAATTCCGATTGTATCGCTGCTGAGATAGCCCTGCCAAGTTCTTTACTTTGTTGTTCGTCACCTTGAACAGACGATCCAGAAGCATCTACATTTACACTGATGTTTGTAGTGCCTCCTCCACCTAGCTTGTTATTAGGAACAACAGTTCCCGAAGTCCTTGGTACGAATAATTCAGGGCCTTTTTCTCCTACTATTGAAGGTTTACCTACTGGTGGTTTACCTCCATTTGCAAAACCAAGTAAACCAAACAAACCACTTGTTACAGTTTTTCCTCCTACATTTCCGAATAACAAAGCATTGAGTCCCATATCTAAAAATCTATCTGCGACATTATTTAACAAATCACCGAGAGTTGATGTTCCTCTGATAAGACCTTTAATTCCATTTTTTATATCATTTTGAATTGTCGTTGCCATTCTTTCAAAAGCATCAACAGATTCATTTGCAGCATTTTGTAATTTTCTAGCTTCAATCGTAAGATCTTTTGCAACTTCAAAGTTTTTTTCATTAAGTTTTAATCTTTCATCTGCACTTATTAACTTTAAATTTTCAATCGTAAATTGCATAGATTCTTCAGTTGTAAGTTCTTTTTTCTTTTTTAAATCTTCAATAATCTTTGATGCTCTTTCTTTGTCAGTATTTAGTGCATTTACTCTTAGGTCATTTGCCTTCTCTAAAGCTAACAATTCTTCACCTAATCCTTTTGAAAGTACAAATCTACCTTCTGTCCTAATCTTATTTAACCTTTTTTGATCTTCAAGTTCTAGGGATGTAGCAAGTTGTTTCTTTCTAAGTTCAGCACCAGCTTTTTTGTCAATGATTTCTCCAGACTTAGATGCAGCCTGAAGACGAATTTGATTTTGCTGAACTTTTTTTTCTTGCTCTAAAAATGCTTTATTTTGTTCTGCCACAAAATCTTTAGTGCCAGGAACATTCCCAGGAGAAAATCCACCACCAAAATTACTTTTAACTTTACTTGTAGCAATTTCTTTTTCTAAGCTATTTAATGCCAGAATTAATCTGTCTATATCTTTATCACCAATAGATTCTAACCCTGCTTGAGCTATATCTAAATCTGTTCCTCCAGGATCAAGTGCTTCCTTAATATTATTTGCTATTTCAGCAGCTTTAGCTTTTATTTTTAATGCAGCATCAGAGAAGCTTTTAGTAAATAGTGCTGCCGATTCACTAAGTCTTCTAAATGCTTCAACCCCTTCATCTCCAACAACATCTGCAATATCTTGTGTGATTTCTTTTAAAGCAGCTTGCTTTCCTCTAAACTGTTCGATTATTTTAATTTCTTCTTTTCTAGCTGAACTTAGACCTCCCAACTTTTCCATAGCTGCATCTATATCAGCATTTAAGGGATCTAATGCGTTAGCTAAACCTAATACTTGCTCTTGAAAAGTTGTAACAACTGTTGTTCCAACTAATCCTCCCATCGGGCCAAGTGCAGAACCTACTAATCCTCCAGCAAAACCTCCTGCGGCTGCTGCTGGCCCTTGCCCAAACAATAAAGGAAAAGCACCACTAACTGCTGCACTAGATATTGCAGCACCAAAACCTCCTCCACCTCTTGCTCCTCCTCCTCTAAAACCACCCCCTGCTCCTGAACCTCTTATTGCAGCTAGAAGTTTTGCAAAACGTAGTTGTTTCGCATCTTCTTTAGAAAGAGCTATTTCTGTTTTTAATAATTCATTAGCTGCTTTTGCTTTTGCTTTTGCTAATGTAAATTGACCTTTATCATTTAATAACGCTGCTTTATCTAACGCTCTACTAGCTTTATCTACTTTAAGTCCTCTTTCTTTTGCAATAGCTATCTTGTCTCCAATATTACGAACACGAATCATCGAAGCTCGTTTATCTTCTTGAAGTTTTACGGATTCTTTGTCTAACTTATTACTTTTACCTCCTTGATTTAATTGATTTACTTTTCCGCTAACTTTATCTAAAAGTTTTGATAACTCCTGTACCTTCTTTAAACCTTTTACATTAATCTCTATATCTGCTCTAGTTGCCACGACTAAACAATAAAAGGTTACTTTATTCTAGCTTATCTCCTTCGTTTTGCTTTTTCAAATTCTTTTTCTTGCTCTTCATTAATAACTTCAAAATATGAACTCCATCCTATTAGTTCATCTAAAGTCATATCTCTAATTTCTCTTAAAGTCTTTCCTAATTCTTTTGCAACACCAAATTGCAACATCATTAAATTATCTTTTTTTAAGCATTAATTTTTGCAAATCACTGTCTTTAACTTCATTTTTCAAGACATCAATTTCTCCTGCATTGAAAAGTCTTCTACCAGTTTCATCTAATGCTTTTGTCATTAATAACTGTAAAGCAAAATTATTATTATCATCTCTAGATAACCTTTGTGCCCTATCACGTTCTGCCATAGTTAATGGAGTTACATACATCTCAAAAATAGAACCATCAGATAATTCAACTTCTTTCTTTTTTGGTTCAAGATTTGCAGCTTTTCTTAAACGATCCAATGCTGATAGATTGCTTGCCATAAAATAAAATCAATATATTGATATTCTAATGCAAAACATGAAAAAACCCCAGATAAACTGAGGTTCGTTAACTTATGCTAATTTAAGCTGTTTTAGATAGGTCGAATGTAGGA